GGTGGCGGTGGTGGCGCATCTGCCGCAGGTGCAACAACCCCCTCTGCGGCGGTTGGCGGTGCGGGAGGCGCTGGTACAGCATCAAGCATCAGTGGCTCTTCAGTAACCTATGCTGGCGGCGGTGGCGGGGCATCTAACACTACTGGCGGTGCTGGTGGCGCTGGAGGTGGCGGCACTGGTGGCGCTCTCAATGGCACGGCTGGTACAGCAAACCTTGGTGGTGGCGGTGGTGGCGGCTATGGAAGCACAGGTGTTGCGGCGGCTGGCGGCTCAGGCATCGTCATCATTTCCTATGTTGGCGCACAACAATTTGGTGGCGGTGTTGTCACAACCGATGGCACAAACACCATTCACACATTCACTACATCAGGCACTCTTATTCCAATCACACCTTTAACAGCAAGCGCATTGGTTGTTGCTGGTGGCGGTGGAGGCGGCGGTGTTGCTGGTGGTGGTGGCGGTGCAGGTGGATTCCGCACTGGTTCTGGAATAACGATTGACACCAACTCAACTTACCTTGTAACTGTTGGTGCAGGTGGCACAGGCGGTACAGGTGCTGTCAGTGGTGTAAATGGTTCAAACTCGGTTTTTTCCAGTATTACAAGCACGGGTGGCGGCAGTGGTGGTTATTACCAAGCAACAGGCGCTAATGGTGGCTCAGGCGGTGGGGGCGGTGGTGGAACTCCAACTCAGGCAGGTGGCACAGGAAACACGCCATCCACATCTCCATCACAAGGAAGTAATGGCGGCTCAGGAAGCATATCAACCGAAAGGGCTGGCGGTGGTGGAGGTGGCGCTTCTGCGGCTGGAACAAATGGCGTTGGAGCCGCAACACCTGCTTGTGGGGTTGGCGGCAATGGCTCGGCATCAAGCATAAGTGGAACGTCTGTAACTTATGCTGGTGGTGGCGGTGGTGCTACCAATCACCTTGCAGGAACTGGTGGTACGGGCGGTACGGGTGGCGGTGGTAATGGCGGTATTCAAGGCGTAAGAACTCCTGTTGCTGGCACAACAAACTTGGGTGGCGGCGGCGGTGGGGGTAATAACACACAAGCTGGTGGCGCAGGTGGCTCAGGCGTAGTCATCATCAGCTACGCTGGCGCAACCCAACTCATGGCTGGTGGCACTGTCACCATCTCTGGTGGTAATGTCATCCACACATTCACATCAACAGGATTCTTGGCTCCGTTTAAGTATGTGAGCAACTCTTTGCGTTTCCGTGCAAGTGCAACAGCATATTTAAATCGGACTTTTAGCACACCTACAAGCGCAACAATTTGGACTTGGAGTGCTTGGGTTAAGCGTGGCGCTTTAACTGGAACATATCGTTTATTTGGTGCAAGCACAACTACTTTTTTAACATTTAACAGTTCAGACCAATTAAATTTAACTCTTAATGGGGTTTCTGCCGCTACATCAACGGCAGTATTTCGTGATCCTTCTGCTTGGTATCACATTGTTTATCAACAAAATGGTTCTGCTCAAACAATTTATGTAAATAGCGTATCAATTGCAACTGGAACAACTGCGGCATCTATTTTTAATACTGCAATTTCTCATCAAATAGGTGCGGCAAATACAACAAACTACTTTGACGGATACCTCACCGAAATTAACTTCATTGACGGCCAAGCCCTAACCCCATTTTCATTTGGTGAAACAGACTCCATCACAGGCGTATGGAAACCTAAATCCTACTCAGGCACATATGGCACAAACGGCTTTGAACTAAACTTCAGCGACAACTCTGCCTCTACTGCCGCAACCATTGGCAAGGACTACTCAGGCAACGGTAACAACTGGACACCCAACAACATTAGCGTGACTGCTGGTACAACATACGACTCTATGTTAGATGTGCCTACACCTTATGCGGATGGTGGTAATGGGCGGGGGAATTACCCAACTTGGAATCCGCTGACTGCTGGCGGCTTGATTACATTTTCTGAAGCTAATCTAAAGGCTTTGTCTACCAGCGCCTCCGCTCCATTCAGCATTGAATCCACAATAAAAACTGCCACAACAGGCAAGTGGTATGCAGAAGTAACAATGGCAGTTGGCGCATCAAGCCCAGCAGTAGGCATTGGAAACAACCCAGCCACATCTGCTTCAAATACAGACCAGTTTACGGCTTATCGGGTTAATGCAACGTACATCACAAGCGGTATGGGGGCATCCTCATCGGGTACACCAGCTACGTTTACAACCAACGATGTGATTGGTATTGCGTATGACGCAGGCGCAGGTACATTGGTGTTCTACAAAAATGGCACATTGCAATCAGGCGGTTTTACTGCAATAACTGCTGGCAATTATTCATTCATTGTTCGCAAAGACTCTGCAAGTGGTGATGGTGGGTTTCTTAATTGCGGTCAACGCCCATTCAGCTACACACCACCTACAGGCTTTGTTGCACTAAACACGCAGAACCTACCAACGCCTACGATTAGCAATGGTGCTAGTTACATGGCGGCTACAACTTACACAGGCACAGGTGCGGCATTAACTGTTGCAAATACTGTTGGTAGCGCATCATTTCAACCTGATTTGGTGTGGGTAAAAGGTAGAAGCGGCGCAACTGACCATGCTTGGTATGACGCAGTGCGTGGTGTGCAAAAACAAATAGAAAGTAACAGCGACGGCGCAGAGACAACCGAAACCACAGGTTTGACAGCGTTTGGTAGTACAGGGTTTACTATTGGTGCATTGGCTCAAATGAATACAAATGCCGCCACTTATGTAGGTTGGCAATGGAACGCTGGCGGCTCAACAGTAACCAATACCAGCGGGTCAATCTCAGCACAGGTAAAAGCAAATACTACTGCTGGCTTTAGCGTGGTGACATTTACAGGCAACGGAACATTAGGTGCAACAATAGGTCATGGTTTGGGTGTTGCTCCATCATTCATAACTATAAAAAATAGAAGTGCGGTAGGAAATTGGAATTCTTATCATGCATCTTTAGGTGCAACGCAAGGCATTCTTTTAAATTCCACAAATGCCACTTCAACTGATGTTGGATTTTGGAATAATACAGCCCCAACTAGTACATTAATAACTTTAGGATCTTACAGTGTAGTTTTTTCAAATACATTTGTCGCCTACTGCTTTGCCGCAGTAGCTGGCTATTCAGCATTTGGTAGCTACACAGGCAATGGAAGCACAGATGGGCCTTTTGTATTTCTTGGATTTAGACCACGGTGGGTGATGTCAAAGCGTACTGACAGTACTGGAAGTTGGCTAGTAGTTGATTCTTCTCGAAATACATACAATGTTGTAAACGGCTATTTAGTTCCAAACACAACTGCCGCAGAAGCTTCTGCCACATGGGGAGATTTTCTATCTAATGGATTTAAATTGCGTGGAACTACTCACAATGGAAGTGGTGAGTCATACATTTACGCTTGTTTTGCTGAAAACCCATTCAAACTTTCTCTAGCGAGGTAACTTATGTTTTTACTCAACGGCAATCCACTTTCACTTGACACACCATTCATTATTAATGGAACGTCATACCCTGCCAACTGGCTACGCTTGACCTCTATTGCAGAGAAGAATGCTGTTGGTATCACAGAGGTGGCAGACACTCAAGTCACATACGATGATCGCTTCTATTGGGGTGTAGACAATCCAAAACAATTGGAAGACATTACAGTCACGCCCGAACAAGGTGAGCCATATACACAGCATGGACTTAAGCACCAGTGGACTGCCACAGTTAAAGACACCGCAAACAAGTTGCTGGCTCAGTCTGATTGGATGGTGATTCGCAAGGTAGAACGTAGCGTAGATATTCCTGCGGCTACTGTGACATACAGGGCGGCGGTGATTACCGAATGCACAAGGTTAGTAACTGCCATTGCTGGCGCTGCTAATGTACCTGCTTTAATTGTTGTTGTAACTGCACAAGGATGGCCTGCAAATGAGTGATCTAGAAAAGAACTTTGCTGTGCATGAAGCAATCTGCGCCCAAAGGTATGAGTCTATTGAAAAGTCTTTTACCGCTGGAGACAAGCGCATGACTCGCATTGAATACCTTTTGTATGCGGTAATGGTGGTTGTGTTGTTTGGGCCAGGTGTGGCGGCAGAGCTTTTCAAAAAATTGCTGGGGCTATAAATTGATCCGATCAGCATCTGCTTACTTGCGGCTGGCTTGGTTAAACAGATCCAAGCTGGGTGCGAGCTTTACAAGCAGGCTAAAGAATCTTTTGTTGAGATCAAAAGAACTGCTGATGAGGTTGTTGCCATTGGCAAAGAGGTGCGTGGCTTCTGGCGCCAGCTCCTTGCGTTCTTTGGTAGCAAGCCAAAGCCTCAAGTTGCAAAGCCTGCTGGCAAATCTAAAAAGTCAGACTATGTCGCTGTTGACGAGACTCAAGTCAAGGTTGACATTGTTTCTAACCTCACGCAATTCTTCAGACTCCAAGAACAACTAGCAACACACATCAGGGAAGAGGAAGAGAAGAGCAGATCAGTCTACGACCCTGACCAGAACCTGATGGAGTCAGCACTCAAGAGAGTGATGGCTCAGCAAGAGATGGACAACTTGGTGGTACAGATCAGAGAGTGTATGGTGTACCAATCACCTCCAGAAATGGGGGCGCTTTATAGCGAAGTGTTCAGCATGAAGGACAAGATTGAAGAGGAGCAAACGCAAGCAAGGCTAAAGGAAGAGGCAAAGAAGAGGCAGGAACTATGGCTACGCAAAGAGGAGGAAAGAAACTTCCAGCTAAAGCTAGCGTTCCTAGTGGCGACTACTATATTCCTCCTGTACCTGTGGCTGTGGCTCCTGTTCGTCAGTCAGTTAAGGAAGACATAGTGGGATGGGTAGCTGCTTGTATATTGATTGCACTCCTACTGCCAATGGGGGCATTGCTATACGTGGATATCTTGGAAGCAAAGAATGAAGTCAAGCAACAGGTTGAAAAAGTTGAAAAGTTAAGAAGACAAATTGAGCAAAAGCAAAGGGAGAAAGACAAATGAATGTGTATGAAATTTGGTTTCTGTCTGTACTGCTAGTAGTTCTTGCTGGCTGTGAAGACCGCTTTAGATACCCATGCCAAGATCCAAAGAATTGGGAGAATGCTGAATGCAAAGCGCCAGTGTGTACTGCTACTGGTACTTGCCCTGAACAACTGATCACCATTGAAAAGGAGAAGAAATGACAACCATTGGATACAAACCTGTAAAGCCTCGCCTGAGTCCTGACGAGATTGAAGTCCGTGTGTGGGCATGGGTCATCTTTGTGATCTCCATCATCCTGCTTGGATCGTGTTTCAGCTTCATCTATTCTGTGACATGGGTGACTCAGCCTATGAGTGGCATGGCTCCCATCGATAAGGTGTACACCAAGATGATCAATGACATCATGTTGCTGTGTACTGGTGTACTTGGTGGTGTGGCTGGACGTAAAGTAATTGCTGCCGCATCTGCTGTTGCTACTGCCAGAGCGGAGGCTGTTGACAATGATCCTGAACCCAAGTTGGAAGCCAAGGAATGAGTCTGTTCAATCCATGGGTACTGCTGGGTATCGTCCTGGCTGTTCTTGGCGCAGGTACAAGCGGATATTTCAAGGGAAGTGCAGATGAGTTTGATCGCCAGCAACTTGAGATAGCCGCATTAAATGCAAAAGCAAGAGAGACTGAGCAAAAGTTACAAGCAGACGCACAAGAGACTGCTACCAAACTAAGGAAACAAAACGATGAAGCATCCAAACGCATTGCGAATCTTAAGTCTGATCTTGATTCTGGCAAACGCAAGCTGTTCATCCCTGTCAAAGCCGCCGAGTGCGCCGTACACCCCACCTCAGATGCCCCCGCTACCGCCAGAGATAGCGTTCAAGCAGGAGCCGAACTTGACGGAAAGATTGCTCAAGCTCTTGTCGCCATCACAGATGACGGAGACAAAGCCATCAGACAATTGAATGCGTGTATTGATGCGTATAACACTGTTTACCAAACCATGAAAGGAATCAAATGAACGCTGAACAATTAGCCCAAGCTTTAAAAATCACGCCTGCAAAGGCAGAGGAGTGGATCGATGCAATCAATGAAACCTGTGATCGCTTTGACATTAGCACAACTGAAAGACAAGCTGCGTTCTTGGGTCAGTGCGCTCATGAGTCTGCTAACTTCACTGCGCTCAAAGAAAACCTCAACTACTCAGCAGAAGGATTGACCAAGGTTTGGCCTAAGCGGTTTACATCTTTGGATGCCGCACAACCATACCACCGCAACCCTGAGAAGATAGCCAACAAGGTTTATGCTGATCGCATGGGCAACGGTGACGAGGCATCTGGTGAAGGGTTCATGTACCGTGGTCGTGGCTTGATCCAATTAACTGGCAAGACAAACTACCAGTTGGCTGGTGACTCTTTGGATGTTGACTTTATTGCAGAGCCTGACTTGGTAAGCACACCTAAATATGCTGCGCTCACAGCAGGTTGGTTTTGGGATAAGAATAATCTGAATGAGTTGGCTGATGCCCAGAACTGGACAGGCTTGACCAAGAAAATAAATGGTGGGACACACGGTCTTGATGACCGTATTGCCCGCACCGATAACGCTATGTCTGCTTTGGCTTAATCATTACCAAGCAACCAAGTGTGAAAGTCTACAGGGGGTTTGCCAGCGGTTTGACACTGTTGACAATACACCCTGTATTCTTCATCTAATTTATTCCAATCCTCCATCGTCATCTTCTTTCTCCTCAAGTTGTGCGCCTAGTCTCTTCAAGCGCAATTGATAATCACCAACCAATTTAGCTTTATGCTCAGGGTTGAGCTTGTTTACCTGATCCTCGTTTACCTCTCGTATCTCCCTGAGCTTAGTCATTTTGTTGCGTGTTGCCAAGGATGAATCCTCTACCTTGTCTCGCAATTTGATATAACTATTGGTGTAGGTTTCTGATGTCTCATAGTGGCGTGGTTGGTGGCCAGGTATTGTCAGAATATAAGGCAGGGTAGCGGCTGGCGCTGGTGGCTTGATGGCATCCAATGGGTTGGTGGCTGGCGCTTGGCGGCGTGAGCCAGCATTGCCGTCATCATCCTCTGGAGCGATGCCACAGGCTGACATCAGGCTGTACCTGCGAGCATAGGTCAAGGCACTGGCGTACCCTTGGGGATCTTGTTTGACAGCGGGAAAGTGGACAATGCCACACTCCAGCATCTCACCTGACTCGTGAACAAAGACTGTCTCGCACATGATGCCATCACTACAGTCGTAATTTTTTTGCAGTAAAAAGATGCCATTCTCATTTAGTGCATCTATCACTGCTTCCACGCAAGCAGACAAGTCTGCATAACGGCTACGGAAGTGAGGGTTTGTACTAGTCTTTAAAGCAGGGCCAAAGGCACGTTGGGCTTTGACAAGGGCTGATGCAATCTGTTTCATTTAGATTCCTTAATAGTGATCGTTGACTGGCGAATTGAGTAGGCTTCTTTGGCTGGAGTAATCTTTGCAATGGTGGCTTTGAAGTGACGCATAGGCCACTTGAGTGTCCATGCACCAACCTTGGCGCTGGAGTAGTCTTTCATTAGCACCTTGAGATCCTTTTCCCACAGGTCAATGTCTTCCTGTAGGCTGGCGATCTTCTGTTTGGCAATGACAATATCTGCCACGATATCCTCGGCATCAATACCAAGTTGGACTTCTTCTTCCTTTGCGTGAGGCCAGATGCGGTTGGCATCTTTGCTGTCAGCGGCTGGGTAGTACTGGGCTTCCCCTGTTTCTTCAAACGTAGTCAGCCGATCTTGAAAGTCAGTGGCATAGTTTGCAATCTGCGCCATGGTGGTTTCATGTGGCTTAAACAGGAAGATCCTTAATTCCACGCCTGAGTACAGACAACCAATAGCTGCCCAGTCCAAACCAGTACACATCATCACACCTTGGACTTGGATTGGCCCACGATAGAGTGGCAGGGACTCTTCAGGATGACCTCGTGTAAGCTTAGACTCCAGCACTCCATTGCCAGTCAGGGTTATTGAGTCTCCATCAACCACATAGATGCCTTTGCTTGGATCATGCTGGACAACAATGGGGTCTTTAAGGAAAGCAATTGCGTCTGCGCTTGCCGCCAAATGGATATCAGGATGCTCAAAAGCTTCTTCAGGCATAGAGTATCGGTCTATCCCAAGGCGCTTTGCCATCTCTGCAATGATGGCTGGCTCCAAGGCATTGCCCCAGTCTGCCGCTTCACCCGCTTGGGTTCGTGCATCCTCGCCCAAAATCGACTTGATGCAGAACATCAGGACATCATTAGGGCTGGAGTATGGACTTACACCAAAAAGACTGGGTAATTGTGAGCAAGACAGCATTTTGTCTGAGGTTAACTTAGGCATTGTGAAACTCCTTGATGATGAGAACCCGCTGTTTTCTTCCTGATCGACCAGGGCGGGTGAACCCAGTGTCAACGATGTAACCCTTGTCAAGCAAGGCTCTGAACCGAGCGGTCACTGTAGAGTAGGGGTAGCTCATTAAGTGAGCTAGTACCTCATCCTGTATGCAACCCTGTGGATAACCTGCAATTACCTCATAGACAATCTGCTCCATGTTTGTCGTGTTGACAGACTTGGCGGCTTCTTGACTGGTGTGGGGGTCGTTGCGGCGTACAAGTTTTTTCCAAATTGTGCCGAATTCCATTGAACTCTCCTTAGTAGGTAGGTTGTTTGCCTTGCATGATTGCAAAGTGATAGCAGTATACATCATCAATAAATGCTAGGTTTCTAGGTACTTTCCCTAGATGTGTGATTGCATTTTGCAATATACTTGCAAGCATGAAACATACAATCAATCCCAAAATTGAAGTCACTCCACTGATGGTGCGAGTACGTCCAGCTACTAAGGAGATCTTACGCAATGCGGCACTAGCGCAACGCAGATCGATGGCTGCCATCGTTGACGATCTGATAATCGATAACTTGGGTCGGCAGTATTCAAATGCGGATACAAGACTGCAATCATTCTTAAGGACTGGCAATGAATAAATGGCAACCACCTGAAGGCACAAAGATCACAATGCCCAGCGTCCGTGTAACTTCTGGTAGCTTTAAATACCAGCGTGGCGCAGATGTGCAGGCGACATGGCGCAAGGCTGGGTGGACACCACCATCAGTCACTTTGCCTGCACCACCACCCGAAAAGGATGTGGATCTCCCATTCATCAAGCCATTGAGGGCTGTCAAATGAACTTGGAGTATGCCCACAGGATATTGGATGGCGTGAAAGAAGGCAAGCCAAATCCAGACAAATTAATTAACAAAGCGTTGCAACTTACAGGGGATCTTGATGACTTTGATGGTGAATTTTGTCGTTTGTGGAGAGCCTGTGGGCAAAGGCAGACCGAGATTCGCTCGTCAAGGGGGATTTGTGAAGACATATACCCCCAAGAAGACAGCGGATTGGGAGCAGGAGATAGCTCAAGCCGCCAAACACGCCATGGGTAGCCAAGATCCTTTAAACACGCCTGTAGCCCTATCTGTGAGGGTGTACAAGACTATCCCTGTCAGTTGGTCAAAGGCCAAGCGCCAGCAGGCAGAGTCTGGAGAGCAAAGACCAGTGGGCAAGCCTGATTTGGACAACTACATCAAGGCAATTATGGATGCTGGCAATGGCATCTTGTGGTTGGATGACAGCCAGGTGTGCGAGTTGCACAGCAGTAAAGCGTATGGATCGCCACGGATTGAGATAACAGTATTGGAGTTATTGCCATGAAAGAAGAGACTTTAGAACAGCGTATTGCTTACCTTGAACAGCAGTTTGAGCAATTGGCTGAGGCTTTTAGCGCCAACAGTCAACTGATGATTATGTTTGCAAGGGAACTTAAACACATCAAGGATCTGATGATTGATGAAGATCCTATGGGGTTGCAGTGAATGAGCTGGCACTATTTGCGGGAAGTGGCGGGGGAATCCTTGGAGGACATCTGCTTGGGTGGCGAACCGTTGCCGCCGTTGAAATCGAAGATTACCCACGCAGAGTTCTATTGCAAAGGCAAGCTGACGGACTCTTACCTAGATTCCCTATTTGGGACGATATCTGCACCTTTGATGGCAACCCTTGGCGAGGCAAAGTCGATGTCATCAGCGGAGGTTTTCCCTGTCAGGACATTTCTGCTGCAGGAAAAGGGGATGGACTTGACGGAGAGCGGTCAGGACTCTGGACACACATGGCGAGGGTGGTTAGCGAAGTTCGACCACCTTTCGTGTTCGTGGAGAACAGCCCAATGCTCACTACTAGGGGAGGAACACGAGTCATTGCAGACCTTACCCAAATGGGGTATGACACGAGATGGACTGTTATGGGAGCTGCCGACATTGGCGCACCTCACCAGCGGGACAGGATGTGGATTGTCGGAAAAGTGGGCAACCCCAACAACCATGGACAAACTGCCACCAAAGTCAGAACAAGCCCTATTGAGAGAAGCAACAGTCACAAGGTCAGGCAGGAGCAAACCAGCCAACTTAAGGGATCAAGTAAGCAACATGATGAAGTGGCCTACACCAGTGCATTCGGAGGCAAGGCAGGGATTGCAGATACGCAGGGATGGCAAGAAGGGAACCCAAACGAGTCTCAGTACAGCAGTGCTGACCTGGCCAACACCGAGGACAGCGGGGATGTGTGGCGGGACTGGCAGTTGGGATTTGCTCAACAAGAATACGACAGTGGAAGAAGCAAGGCAAATGGGAGCAGGCAATGGTGGTCAGTTGAACCCAACGTGGGTCGAGTGGCTAATGGGGTGGCCTGTCGGGTGGACAGACTTAAAGCCATTGGCAATGGGCAAGTCCCATTGTGCGCCGCAACAGCATGGAGAGTCTTAAATGCAGGGTGGATCTAGAAAGAATTCAGGACGCAAGCCTATTGAGATTGACGAGCGCAGAGCATTTCATCTGCATGACCAAGGGTTGAGCAAGAAAGAGATTGCTGCCAGGTTCGGTGTCAACTACAACAGTCTGAGGACAATCTTTCGCAAGGCTGGTAGCCTTACGGCGACAACCAAGAGGAAATTAAATGGAGTTTAACGACTGGGAAACAGGCAGTGTGTCTCGCAGGCTGGCTGTTGAATATTCCCTCAATCGCAAGCGACAGATTGATGTGTTGATTAACTTGGAGACAAGAATGGCAGAGTTAAAGCAACGTGTTGAAGAGGAAGTAAAACCAATGACTGCTGAACAGTTCTACGAGATGCTACGCAACACAGTGATTGAGGAAGTGGCAGCAGAGATAGAGAAGATGACTGGCTTTGGCGCCGACACCATTGACAGCTTGACGATATATGTAAGGGCAATGCAAAGCAAATAAAGGAGACAAGCATGGTGTCAGTTATTCTTATGTTTATCGGTGGCGTTATTACAGTTGGCGTTCTATTTTTGGTGGCACAAGTACTGGTGTATTTACAAGATGTTGATGAAGGACACTGACCCTGAGCATTACAACTTTGTGCTGAACCATTTGATATGGATGGCTAGTATGCCAGCAGTCAAGGATCATGCATGGCTTAGAGCAAAGGAGCTTGATGCTGAGCCATATGGTTTTTACAAGGGAATTAAGGACGACTTGGTGAATTTTATGCTGGCGCAGAAAGAAAATGCTGGCAAAAATTCCAGTGATTCTGAATAGAAATTTTCCATGCGCCCCATACCAGTGGTGTTTGGCCAGGCCATCATTTAAGTTTTTTGCTGCCAATAAGTGGCATTGGTTACTGTATGCAATGCCATGGATTGATAAAACAGCATAGCAAAAGCAAAAGCCAGCACAGCAGACAGACAAAAGCTTGTCTTTGTATGTGCTTGATACATTTTGACAACAAGTCAATAATTAATTGCATCTCTTAGGGTTTATCCCTATTTCATATCGCATGAGCAGGCAATAATCTATGTGCATCTAAGGCAATCAAGCTTAGATAAATCTCAAAAACCTACCTACTAAGGAGAAATGAAGATGGATAAACAAGATATTTATGTGGTTGTGACTTGTGCAATTGCTCAAGTCTGCTTGCTGGTTATCTTTGCATTGTGGGGTTAAGCATGAAAACAATAATGCTTAAAAAAGAAGCTCACACAATCAATGCTGGATTGACTCAGACCAGCAAGATGCCTTGCAAATCCTACAGTTTGCCCACAGTGGCTTGCATAACAGGTTTTAAGATGGCAAAGATTGCTGGATCAATCTGTTCAATGTGCTATGCAAACAAGGGTAATTATCTGCAATATGCAAACAATATTGAACCAGCACAACACGCAAGACTAGACAGTCTTAATGATGTCTTTTGGATTGATTCAATGGTTGTCAGCATTGGAGCAGATTCTTATTTTCGTTGGCATGACTCAGGAGATCTTCAGGGTCTTTGGCATCTTGAAAAGATTGCACAAGTGGCACAACAGACCCCCCATTGCTTGCATTGGTTACCAACAAGGGAATATGCAATGGTCAAAGAATACATTGCAAAGCATGGAGCATTGCCTAAAAACCTGATTGTCAGACTGTCTGCAATGTATGTGGACAAAGCTGTCACAGTACCAGCAAGCTTGCAAGGCATCGCAAATATTGCAATCAGTAATGTTCACACAACAAAGCCAATAGGCACAGTCTGCAATGCACCAGCACAGCAAGGCAAATGCCTAGATTGTCGTGAATGCTGGACAGAGAAGACCATATCCTACAAAGCACATTAAGGAGACAACAGAATGGAATTTGCAGAACATGGATTTATTGAAAAGATTGAATTTGAATACCCTGATGTGCATCTTGTCCACCTAAAAGATGGACGGGTTATAGGCATAAACAAAGAATGCATTGTGTTGTATGAATCAATTGATGCATTTTGGGAATGTGCTACCAATGAATTACCAACAATCAATCTATAAAGGAGACAACACAATGAGAACCTACAAGACAGAATTTGCAAAGTATGACGATGTGCTGAGTTTGCCTGAAGGTTGGATTGATACATCATGGCACAACGATGTCTCGCCAAGTTTTCAAAAGCAATTCGGAGATATCACTTACAGGATATGGTGCGATTACAAAGACCCCGACAGAAGAGAAGTAGGGGGCAAACAATTCACTGTTGCTACTTATGATTCAAATGAATTTGAGGAATTGCAAGATCTTGCAGAATTTGACACATTGCTAGAAGCTCTTGATTTTGTCAGTAAGGAGACAGCACAATGACTATTTACATTCTTTTAGAAGAGGGTGATTTTGTTGGAGCTTATCGTACAAGAAAAGAAGCGGAAAAGTCTGCCAAAGATAACGATATTCGCAACATACACATCATTGAAACCACATTGAGAGGGTAAATATGAAACCCGATCAATTCTTTGCATTGCATGAGCTGGTTGGCATGAAGACCAACAGCAAAGCCAGCAGAGGAGCTTATGCGGTGCTGGTGCAGGGCATGAAGCAGACAGAAGCCAGCAGGTTCCTAGAATGCTCCCAAAGCACAATAAGCGCATCAGTTAACAGAATAAAGACCGCTCAGAGGTTGGCAAACAAAGGAGCAATCAGGTACTAAAAGCCAGCACAAGCCACTTAGAAGACCCTTCGGGGTCTTTTTTTATGTCTGTGCATAATCAGAGCATGGAAAAAATAAAGCTTCCTAGAAAACCTAGGATCTACAAGAAAGAACAGCAACCCGATCAAAGGCAATTCTCTGTTGTGCCAATCAGAGCAATTACAGACAGAAGCTTAACCAATATGGAGCTTAGAGTCTTAATGATGTTCTGTGCCTATTCCAACCGAGGAGGATTGACTTGGGTTGGTCTGCAGCGGATTGCCAGCCACTTCAAAATAAGCATAAACAGGACAGCAGTACTCACTAGAGCATTGATTGCTAAGGGATATATTAAGGTTCTCTATCATGGATTTGCAGGAGAACGAGCACATACAAGGCAAATTATCTATAACCATCTCAAGCTTGAGGACATCATAGCAATTGCTGGTGAATCAGCTCCATATCTTGAGGAAAATCAAAGACTTACAACAGGAGCAAAGGGAGAAGACATGGCAAAGAAACAGAGAACAGTAATCAACAAGAAGGTTAACAACCTAGAATCAATTGATCCTGGCTATCAACTAGTTAAAGATGATAGAGAAATTCAATTGAATTCAATTAAAAGAATGGTAGGAGAAGAGTTA